CTGCTGCCCACGAGCCGCGACGAGATGGGCGTGTCCGGCTACCGGCCGATGACCAACGGCGGCTGCATGTTCATCCGCGGCTCCGAGTCGCGGGCGGCGCTGGCCGGCGTCACCGCACGGGTGACGATCGCCGACGACGTCCAGTCAATGGCCGCGTTCCCCGAAGGGGACCACCCCGTCGATCTGGCCATGGAGCGGGCCGACGCCTACCCCGAGCACATGCGACGCCATCTTGTGATCGGACAGCCCGGTATGGTGGACGATTACCTGGCGACCGCACTGTTCGCGAGCACGTTCTACGTGCCCTTCGTTCCATGCCGGAAATGCGGCACCTATCAGATGATCGAGTGGGACCGGATGGTCTACGACACGACGGACCCCGCAGCGGCCCGCCTCGATACCTGGATGCGCTGCGCGAATCCGAAATGCCGCCACGAGATACGCGACGATCAACTGCCTGAAATGCTGGCGGACGGACTGTGGGTCTCGACGCCGCCGGGCGAGAACTGGGTGCGTCATCCCCCGGACGGCGGGACGACGATCGACCCGGACCGCGCGGATGTCTATCCGGCCACGGGCCGGCGGACCACCTCGTGCGGGTTCTGGCGGAGCGGTCTCTACTGGCCGTTCACCTCGTGGGGTGCGCTGGCGGCGATGGCGATCGAGGCGGAGGCCTCGCCGGAAGCGAAAATCAATTTTGCCAAACGGGTCCGCGCGGTGCCCTACCGCCCGCCCAAGATCGACGAGGAAGCCCTGGAGGAAGGGGACGTGCTCGCCCACGTGTGCGAGGGGCACCACTGGGGTGCGATCCCGGAGGCCTCGGGCGTCGCGACGGGCGACGGCTGCATCGTGGTCTCGGCCGACATTCAGAGCGGCTACCTGTGGTACCTCGTCTATGCGTGGCGGCAGCAGGATGGTTCGGCCTGGCTGATCGAGTGCGGACGCATGGGCAAACGCTTGCGGGCGGCCGAGCTGAGCCGCACCGAGCGGATGGCGGCCGTCCGCACCGGCATCGGCGTGGCGCTGGAGAAACTCGCGGCCAAGGAAGCGGAAGGCTGGCCGGTGGTCGGGGCCGGCGGGACGCTTGTGCAGCGCGGCGCGCGGGCCCGGTACTGCCTCGTGGACTGCGGGTTTCAGCGAGAGATCGTCCAGCTGGCATGCCGCCGGTACAACGGCGGCCGGATGCGGGGCGTCTGGCTGCCCGTCCAGGGTGCAAAGGCGCAGGCCCGGTCCGGCGTGCCCGTGTGGCCGAAACGGCCACGCCGCGAGCGAGCAACAAACCGGCTCTATTACGACTGCAACACGAACCGGGCCAAGCTCTACGTGCGCACGCACCTGGCGATCCCCGCCGGCCAGCCCGGCGCCCTCCACCTGCCGCCGGACATGCCCGCCCAGTGCCGCGACTGGTACGCCAAGCACCTCTGCGCGGAGGAATGGGATGCGGTCAAGGGCCGCTGGGTACAGGTGGCACACGAGAACCACCTGCTCGACTGCGCCGCCGAGCAACTCATCGGGGCGATCGCCGCAGGCGTCCACCTCGGCTGGCTGGAGGGGCCGGACCACCCGCCCGCGCCCGGCCAGGAGGCTCCGATCACGGACTGGTTTGCCCGCTCACGGAGGATGAGGCGTGGAACTGAGTCGCGTCAGCGGACCTGAGTGTCCTCATTGCGGCTGCGCCGACGTCGAACAGATGGCCCCCGCCACGGGCGGCTGGTTCGGCCGGACCGCGCGGTATCAGTGCCGGCATTGCGGCTGGCGGTTCGCGGCCGACGCGCCGCCGGCCAACGAGGCTCAGCCCGTGATCTACCAACCCGTGCGATGCCCGTCCTGCGGGCATCCGGACTGCCCCGTCACGAGCACGCGGCGGCCCGTCCGCCACCACCAGTGCCGCGCCTGCGGGCTGCGGTTCAAGTCCTACGAGCACACCTGACTATTTTTCGCAAGGTTACAGATTCTGTAACCTCATCTGACCCGCAAATGTCGGTATGTGGTATGGTATCACCATGCCGGACCGTGTCACCACGTTCAACGGCTACATCGACGCCGCTGTCGCCGCGTTGGGGACAGGGGACCACGCGACCGCGCGCAGGTCGGCCGTCCAGGCGGGACTCGTCCTCAGCAGCATCCCGGATGCCGAGATCTCGGACGGAATGCGGATCGCCTACCGCGACAACCTCCGCGACGTGATGCGCGAGATCGAACGCCTCGAACGGGACACGCAGACGGCCGCCGCGCAGGGAATGCGGCGCACGACGGTCACCTATGTAGGGCCGACGAGCTGATGCGACTCCGATTGCCGAGATTCCGACGGCCGAAACCGGTCAGCAACTGGTTTCGTTCCGCCGCGCGCGGGCGCGGCGACCGGGCCGCGCGCGACGAGGCGGGGGACCTGGCCCTGAGGCGGTGGGCGGCCGGAGCGACGGACCGGCTCAACTCGGGACACTGGGCCCGCGCCACGGGCGCGACGATCAACTCGGACCTGGCCGGCCGGCTCGAAACGCTGCGCGCCCGGGCGGACTTCGAGATCGGCCAGAATGCCACACTCGAAGGGGTGATCCAAACGCACGTGATGGACATCGTGGGGCCCACCGGCCCGATGCTGCAGGTCCGATCGGAGAACAGCGAGCGGACCCGGCAGCTGGAGCGGGCGTGGAGCCAGTGGTGGGCGATGCCTGACCTGAACGGGCAGCTGTCGGGCGTCGAAATGCTGGCCCTGGCCGTCCGGTACATGTGGAGCGCGGGCGAGTTCCTGGCGCAGATCGTCACGGAGGCCGCGCAGGGACGCCAGGCGACGCGGCTGCGGGTGATCGATCCGCGTCGGCTGGCCACGCCGATGACCGCCACGGGGAACGCGAACATCATCCTCGGCGTCGAGCGCAGCAAGACGGGCCGGCCCCTGAAATACTGGATCAGCGACGAACTCGACCTCGTGATCGGCACGACCCGGTTTGCGTCCACGCCCGTGCCGGCCGAGGACATGATCCACGCCTTCCGCTGCATCGAGGCCGACCAGGCCCGCGGGGTGCCCTGGGTGGCCTCCGCACTGCAGGCCATCGCCAACATGCGCGACTACGACGAGCAGGTGCTCGATGCCGCCCGGGCGGCGGCCTACTACGCGATCATGCTGGAGGCGACGGGCCCCGACGTGCCGTTCGTGCCGGTGCAGGAAACGGTCGAACTCGAACCGCGGGTCATCCACACCGCCCCGCCCGGATACACGGCCTCGCAGATGCAGCCGCATCAGCCGAGCACCAACTACATCGACTACCACGATGAACTCGTGGCGCAACTCGGCCGGCCGGTCTGCATGCCGCTCATGCTGATCAAACTCGATGCGCGCAAGCACACCTATTCGTCGGCCCGATTCGACGCGCAGGTCTACTATCGCACCTGCCGGGGGTTCCGCTCCTGGCTGGAGCGGGTCATGCTGGACCGCCTTGCCCGGATCGTCCTGAGAGAGGCGGCGCTGGCCGACGGGCAGGCGCTGCCCGAGGACATGACGCTGCGCTGGAACTGGCCCGCGTACCCGACCGTCGATCCCGTCAAGGACGTCAAGGCCTCATCGGAACGCCTGGCGAACGGTACCGGGACCCTGCTGGCCGAGTGCGCGGCGGACGGGAACGACTGGGAGGAGGTCGCCGAGCAGCGGGCGAAAGAGCAGGATCGGCTCCTGTCCCTGGGACTCAGGGCGACGGGACTGGGTGCCCCGCAGGCGCCAGACGCAGACGAACCGGAGGACGAGGACGAGGAGGACACCGATGAGGCGGACGCGAAAGACGACAATGGGTGATTACCGGCGTTCCGCCGACGTGGTGGAGCGGAACCTGGCAACGCGGTCCCTCAGCGTTCGCGCGGCGACGATCGACGAAGAGGGACGATCGGTCCAGGCGGTGCTCGCAACCGAGCAGCCCGTGGACATCTTCGACTTCGGTCGCCTGTCCGTCGTGGACGAGGTGCTGCGCGTGGGCGGCCGGCAGTCCGGCCCGTCCGTAACGCTGCTCGAAACGCACGACCGGAGCACCCTCGATGCCGTACTGGGGTCCGTGCGCGAGATTCGCCGGGAGGGGGATGTCGTCGTGGGTCGGCTGCACTTCGCCGCCGACGATGAACGTGCGGAACGCGCGTGGAGAAAGGTCAGGGACGGACACATCACCGACGTGTCCGTGGGCTATCGAGTGGATGATGCCATCTATGTCGAGCCGGGGGAATCGGCCGTCGTGGACGGCAAAACATACAGGGCGGACAAGCGGGTTTTGCGGGTGACCCGAAAATGGACGCTGCGGGAGGTGTCCGTGGTGCCGATCGGGGCCGACCAGAACGCGAAGATCCGCGAGGCAGCCATGTTACAGGCCCGTAAGGGCGGGTACAGGGAGGATCGAGCCATG